GTATGAGCCGCAGACTGGTATAACGTCAAGGCGTTGAGTTTGAAACGCCCCCACCGTAGGTGGGGCGTTTGGCTAAAACGAAAAAGACTTCTTCTACGAAGTTGAACTCGACGTTATACCACTTTTCCCACTTAACTAATAAAAACAATGGGTTAGCCTTGACAGACGTTGACGAAAAAAAACGCAGCAACCGCGAAAAATATCCCGAAATTGCTGCGTTTGTAGACAAGGTGCGCGAATATTTCCCCGATGCGAAGGTCACTGCTATTCGGAATTTATCACCCGAAGAGATGGAGAAGCGGAAGGCGCGTCAAGCTCAAGCCAATCGCGAACAAGGCGCAAGGGTCTCGAAAGTTTCGTAGCGATATACTCTGGATCGTACCCATCAAGAGCCATGTCTTTCGCACGTTGCTTCGTTGACCTACTAGACACAACAACCTTTGCGTCTGTGATGTTATGCGCGGCAAAGCCTACCCATTGCACACGGTCGTGCATGTCTGTCCACTCACGCACCTTACCGTATCTAACTTCCATAACCATGTAGAGCCTGTGATCTGGCGGTAGCTTTGCCTGTAGCTGTGGCCAGATGGGGTGATCGTATGACCCGTCGAAGATGCCTGCGTTCTGCTTGGCCGTCTCTTCGTCTGCAAAGACTTGCGCCACTCTGATCTGCGTCTCCAGCACAGTAAGCTGGTTGGTTGAACCTGCTTCTCTACCCATGCCACCCTCGGATGGTTTGTTCGAATGGTGTACCATGATCACAGACAAGCCAGAGTTGCGGAGCTTGACCGCCAGCTTGTTGATCTTTGCCCACTCGTCTGCGGAGTTTTCGCCAAGTCCGGGGTAGGCTGAACGGATGGTGTCGATCACGACAACGTCTGGCTTGGCGTATTCGATCCAGCCTTGCAGTTCCATCAAGCCTTCACGTTGGTTGAGGTCAATCTCTTTGTCATCAACGAACGGCGTCCAGATGTTAAGGCGGTCTTGTGTGTCGCCGTGCATGTGCCGCATCTCCATCAGACGCTTGGCAATGGTGGACATACCCATTTCAAAATCGAGGTAGAGAACTCGTGCAGGTCTGCCGATTTCGAACGGGCCAAAGTATTTTCGACCCGCCGCCATGGAGGACATTGCATGTTGAACAAACATGGATTTGCCGTGGCCCGAATAACCGAAGACCTGCACGATAGTATTACTAGGAAGCCACGGTTCTATCAAGTAAGATTTAGCATCAGCTTGAGATAAAAGTTGCTCTGCATCCTTCATCTGGATGAGCTTTCGATCACGCTTTTCAGCCTGCTGTTCTGGATGCACCATTGGCTTGAAGTTGTAGTTGCCTTGGTCATCAAACCGTTCGGGATGATTGCGCCTCTCGGCTTGCTCCATTGACTGCACAGTCGCCTCAAACTCAGGCTCGTCCAGTGCGTCAGCAAAGAACTCATTCATAAATGCGTGGCCTCTGACCCGCAGGTCTGGGCCGAAGTAACCTTCAAGAATACTCTCAGATATGTGGCGCATCACGCGCTCGTTACGCCCATTGCTCATGCCAGTGGGTATCTTGAGTGTGTTCGGAAAGTTATCGCGCACATACTTAGCCGTGCGATCCCATTCTGATATAAATTCGTCTGGCTGCAACGGCTGCACAGACGTCAGGTCTAGCTCCTCGAAGCTGAACTCACCCTCTACTTTTTCATACAGGGTTGGTTGCCAGTCTTCCCACATAGGATAATCATCATAGTCGAGATACTGTGGGTAGTCCCAGTGGTAGTGGTTCGATGGCGGAAGAAGTGCGTAGCTCCCGTCGCCTCGGAAATCTAGCCCGTCTATCTTCGGCCAGTCTGCACCCCGGCTGTTGACCCCGGCACGAGGGCCGCGTCTGACACCGTCCTTGGGGTGTTCGAAGTATAGATGGACACCGCGCTTTGTTTTTACGCGGATGGGTGATCGCATGCCAGCATCGAATGCGGCATGCAATGCGTCTTCATTATCGCAGTCGACGACGACTAAGCCAGAGACTGCGCCTGTAACGATGGCGATGTCATAGTTCGGCCATTGACCCCACCATCCATTCACTTCGTCTTCAGTTGGCAGTCTCTCTTGATACTCTCGCCATTTGATTGCGGGTCGCTTGCCTTCTGGCTTGATTGGAATGATGCTCCAACCTCTGTCCAGATATTCAAGTGCCGCGTCTAGTTTTGTCTTGGTCATAATCATCCTCTTCAAAGTATAAGTCTAAGTCTAGTTCTGGTTTCTGGGACTTGATCCTCTCCAAGACGACGCTCGAAACGTATGCGCGATTGATCCATCCGTAGGGTGCTGTCCTTACAACCCCTGCGATCTGGGCAACCGCTGACGCTCCACCAAGGTCATCAATCAGACGTTGGATGTTCAGCTTCGCTTGCATATAAATCTTCCTTTTTTGTTTTCAGACTTGCGTCTCTGTATAATGTATAATACTCTTTAGGTGTTTACAAGACACCAAACGTAGTAGCTGGTGTCAGATTTACGGAGGTATATATGAGTGAAGTAGACAGTTGGTCTGTCTTTGAAGACACGGCCAGCACAACACAAACCGCTGATGTATCAGCAAATAAACTTGAGCCGCTTGCAGATGAGTACGCAAAACTCAAGTCACAAAGCGAGGCTATCGCCGACAGACTAGGCCAACTCGAAAATGAGATTGCCTATCTATTCCCCGAAGAAGCAGGGGAAATCGCCCAATCCACCACAAAGTTTGAGGTCATAGTGTCTCGTTCTGAGCGTTGGTCTTGGGACAAAGAAGCTCTGGAAAGAAAGTTCGGTGAGGGCAGTCTTCCTGACCACATCAAGCGCAGTCTTAGCGTGGACAAGCGCAAGTTTCAGAAGTTGCCACAGCATGAGCAAGAAACCTTGCGCTATGCACTAACCCGAAAACTAGACAGACCGAAAGTGAAGGTGATCCCAAATGTTTAAGCCAATGTCGACGTCGGACGTGACAGAAAATGAACCGACAAAAACTCTATTGTATGCCCATCATGGCTACGGCAAGACCTATCAATGTCGCTACTATCAGAAGCGATTTGGCAAGGGCTTGATCTTATCTGGTGAAGCAGGGCTAAAATCTATTGAAGACGTAGCTATCGACTACCTGCCATTCTCGTCATGGGATGGGAAGCAAGACCCAGACAACGGCATCTATTCGTTTCGTGGCATCTGGTCATTCATCGCATCTCCAGACTTCAAGAAGGCTGGCTACAAATGGGTAGCTATCGACAGCCTGACTGAGTTGTCTGAGCGTCTGATTGAGCATCTTGAGAAACAACATGAGGGCAACAAGAACGCCTTCGCCATGTGGGGTGATTACAACCGCATGATGTTGGGTGCGCTCAAGGCTGTTCGTGACCTGCCTGTGCATGTGTACGTCACATGTCTGGCCAAGGAAGAGAAGGATGCGAACGACATGACGCATTACTGGCCGCTCGTTAAAGGCCAAGCGGTGTCGAAGCATGTCCCTGCATTGTTCGATCATGTCTTGTGCGGCGTCCGCACAACAGAGCCGAACGATCAAGGGAAACCGAAGGTTCAGCGGTACATCGTGACCGATGAGGTGTCTGGTTGGCACGGCAAGACGCGCGATCCGCGCAACCGTTTGAAGGCTTATGAAAAGTCAGATGACGTAACAGAATTACTGGCTCGGATGTCTGCGCCAGAAGATGAAACATCACCCAAAGGAGAAAGCAAATGAGTGATTGGAATGGATTTGGGTCTCTCGACCTATCAAAAGTAGAAGCTGGCGGTGGAAGCACACGTCTGCAACCCGGCACGTACACCGTGAAATGTACAGACGCGAAGGTCGAAGCCATTGGTAGCACGAGCAACAAGAAGCTCGTGGCAGACTTTGTTGATGCGGCAGGAACTGGTGACATCCGCATGAACTTTAACATCGTTCACAATAATTCACAGGCGCAAGAGATTGGCATGCGTCAGTTGAAGTCTTTCTTGATTGCTGGCAATCACCCAAGCCCAGACAAGCCCGGTGATGTGGCCAGTCTGAAAAACCTTGAGTGTAAGATCATCGTCGGCATGGGTAAGCCGTGGATTAATCGCGACAATGTCGAGGTGACGACCAGTGAAATCAAAAAGTTCATGGCGTTGAATGAGCAAGCTGCGTCTGCGGCTTCATCTGCACAAGCACCCGCAAAGGACTTGGACGACGAAATCCCGTTTTAACAATAACAAGGGGGGCGAAACGCCCCCCAACCTTGAGGTAGGTTATGAGCATAAAAGCTACGGAAGTTGTTGTTAAAATTGACGTCGGATATGATAAACAAACAGAAGGCAGAGCCAGAGAATACATTGGGGCTTCGGGTGTCGGACATCCCTGCGACGCATACCAAGCATACAGTATGCGAGGATTTCCAAACACTGAGCCAGACGCTCGCCTCAAGCGCATATTCCGCTTGGGCCACATCCTCGAAGACGAAGTAGTCAAAGACCTTAAAGAAAAGGCTGACGTGCGGGTTTGGGAAGTTGATGGGCTGACTGGCAGGCAGCACACATATGAAGAATGGGAAGGCCACGTCGTCTGTCACATGGACGGACACATCGAGTTGGACGACGGGATACTTCGCGTCTTGGAAATCAAGTCGATGAACGATGCCTCATTCAAAAAGTTTAAGAAGGATGGCGTGAAATATTCGCATCCAAGATACTACGCCCAGTTGATGATGATGATGGGCATGTCAAAAATTCACAGCAGTTTCTTTATCGCTGTCTGTAAGAATAACTCAGAGTACCACGCAGAGATTGTGGACTACGATGAGTTCGAGTTCAGCCATCTCAAGGAGCGCGTTCAACGTGTGCTTGATGGTGGTGCCAGAAAGATCAGTACCGACAGTTCAGACTGGAGATGCCGAGGATGCTTCAAGTCTGGCGCATGCTGGGAAGGTGCAGAGGTCGGCAAGAGATGTCAGACTTGTCAGTTCGTCAGGCCAAAGCCAGATGGTGGATGGCACTGCAACAAGCACGACAAGGACGCGTCTGCCTTGTGTCAAGATTACAAGCTCTACGAGCCGTTACCGAAGGAGTGATGTAATGCAGAAAAGTTTTGACACATACCGCGAAGATTACAAATGGCTATCAGAAGCAATCTCTGAACGATCCGCTCAGATCGAGGACAAAGAAAACGAGATACTGTCCATATCAGACAGGCTAACAGAGTTGCTTGCTGAGAAATCTAGCCCAGAAAACAAAGCACAATACGCCAGAGCCAGAGAGAAGCGGACGCGTCTGCGCGAGGAATGCGTAAGCATGCGAGCAGAACTTAGAGATGAAAGCGCAAAGCGCGATTGGCTGATGCTGGAAGTGAAAATATTTTATGGGGGAAGCACTATTGAAACGCGATGAAACTTTAGACATGGCCAAAGAACTTATCAATGGCCAGAGAGCAAAAGACTATGGCGATGCGTTCGAGAACCATAGTAAAATTGCCGATGGATGGAACATAATTGTACGCGCGGCTATGAATGATCAGGGATACCTGACAGAACAGCACGTTATCTTGATGATGGATTGGGTCAAGACAGCTAGGTTGCTGAACTGTCCTGACCATGATGACAGTTGGGTAGATAAGATTGGCTATTCAGCCTTGGGCGCAGAATTTACTGAGAACAACACTGAGATAAAGCAACGTCTCAATATGTTTACTGGCCAGCCAGACAAGATTAGAGGGTGACTAAGTCAGCCACCCGTAAATCTTTTTGGTCTGTTCTTTCCTGTCGTCGAGACCGTGATACCCACCGTTCACACGACGTGTAATCATCTTAATTACTTCGTCCGATACACCGTCGTCTGCAAGATGGAAGAGTTTGTTGCGCTGGAAAAACCAAAGCGCACTGTCGAACGCGTACTCTTCTTCAAGCATTGATGGCGCGTTCAAAACCTCTGGCAGACGCATATCTTTTGCAAACAGTCTGTAATTTGTATGCCCGGTGCATTGAAGAAATCCTCTGCCAATAAACATGGCAGCTTCTTTTTCGTTAATGTTGCCCATCCTGCCTGCATATACTTTGCCTGCCAGCTTTTCTGGGTTGCGTGCGTATGGCTCTGCATCCTGTACAGTCCTAAAGCGAGTAGGCCATACTTTCTGTATTCTTTCGGGGCTGCTGTAGTACAGACTTTCCTTCACGCGTTTGAAACCACCACTCTCGTGAGATGCCTGACCTAGCAAATGGGCCGCGCGTTCTGGTGATAGCTCGTAATGATCGGCGATAGCCCGTGCAGTGTTGGGGCCAAAGGCTCCGTCTGCTGTTACTCCGCATTTCTCTTGCAGAAGTTTCATAGCTTTGTTTGTCATTGTGATTTCCTTACTTCAACATACAGACGCAAGCAGTTCACAATGGTATTGATGCTGACCATCAGGAGGAGGAATGCTTGCCAAGTCTCCATTATCTCACGCCATTCGAGATATATTTGAGTTCGTTCTCAATGATTGCGACGCGTTGCTGAACTTCTGTGACCCTCGAAATCATGGATGCGAGACCTGAGATTTCTTCCCAGACTTCTTCCAGATCATCCCAGATGCGGCCAATGTCGTCGTTGTTGTTTGCAACATCACGCTTCAAGTTGATGTTGTCTTCTATGGCCATACGAGAGCCAAGCTGACTGACAGTTTCTTCGAGGCTTGATATGGTTGATGCCTGCTGTGAGACCCACCAGACGCCGCCTGCTAACTGAACTGCCATTGCGATAACCAAAGCAATCGGTAACTTAATATTATCCATTCTACTTCCTACCTCCGAAGAACTGCTTGCCACCGCGAATACCAATGGCGGCACAACAGACGACATAAACGAGGTAGGTGTACCACTCCGGCAACTCAGCCAGACGGTCAAAGCCATTCTTTACTGTTTGTTCCAGACCGGGAATGAAACAGAGGATCACCGGGATCAGCACGATGACGGTTACGAACTCATCCTTGAGAGAGTTCTGTGTGCCTTGCGCCATGATGCGCTCCCAGTCTGCGACAGACGTCTTCTCTGAGAGCATAATCTTTGCTTTTGCTTCTGCTTCAGTCAGCTTCAGCTTTGCTTCGGCGGCTTGCTTCGTTGTCTTTGCGTCTAGCCAACTACCTGCCAGACTTGCGATGGGGCCAAGTAATGCTTGTATCATTTTTCATGCCCCACCCATACAGCAAACGCACCCGTAAGTGCGCCTGTTACTGTTGCGGTCAACGCCGTTGCCTGTGTGCTAACGACGTCTTGGGGTAGTGACATGAACCACTCAATCACGCGTATATACATGATGGTCATCACCAACATCATAATGCGCGGCATGATCTTCCACGCTAGAATTTTCTCCATTGCTACTGCCATGTTTCACCTCAATAAGATTTGCTCCAACTAGACTGCCATCCGCCTGTGTTGCCGCTTGAGGCTTCACCTGCCGTAGCGTCTACAATCCCTTCGCGGATACGTCTGTTGCCGCCGAGGATTGGGATACGGGTTGCGACCTCACGCATTGCCGAACGCTCTTTGGAGTTGCTGTTGTCACCTTCATCGAAGATGCCAGCAGTCACCTGCATTCCTGCATTGCCGAGACCAAATGATGGGCCAAGAACAGTCGACCACATACGCTGTTGACCGTATGCACCGTTGTCTACTTGGCTAACTGCGGAGTGAATGACGTCGCCGAGCAGACCAAAGCCGCCCATAACCATCATACTTTCTACATACCAGCCGAGGAAATCATTCTCGTCGCCATGCACTTTCTTGTCATAGCCAAGTGCTTTGAGAACATTCCGCTTGCGCAACTCTGGGCTGCGGTCATCTTCACCGCCGCGCATCTGGATCATGTCTTTTGCAGACAATGTAACGACGCCGAACGCTGGCCCTACAGACGCAAGATACATGAGAGGTCTGAAGTTGCCTTGGTTTGCTTCGCTCAGTATGTGGCCTGTCATCCGTGACATCATCAGCGGGAAAGACTTCAGTTGGAACACAAGTTGTCCAACAGGCGTCTGCGCCCACATCGGAATGTCGTTCGGGTTGGGCTGGAAGATTGCGTCGTCTGCGAACTTGATGACACCCATACGAACAGTGTCGTCTGACTGCATCAATGCCCGGTTGCCAAGACTTTCCCCGGCGCGTTTTGCTCCGGGCAGGAACTCAGCTAGGCCGTAATTCTTCAAGAAGCGGTGTGCCGTCTTGTATTGTGCAGACTGCTGCGCGTATGGAACGCCCGTCTTGAAGGTGTCGAATGCTTTCTGCTGCATGGTTATGAAGGTTTCATAGCCAGTGGCACCTGCAATCATACGGTTCATGTCTGTCCATGGCGTGAGCAATGTCGCGTTGAAGAATGCGTGCGATGCTTTGTTGTCTGGCGCACCGTACAGGTGAACCATCCGCTCGTGTACAATGTTCTCCATGGCCACGCCGACGTTGCGGATCATCTCTCTGTATTGTGGGTCTTTTAGTTCTTTGAGGCTTTTTGACCAAGACTTGAAAGAGCCAGATCGGATGATGGGCAAGCCCAAGTCACCGATAGATGTCAGGGTGGTAAAGCCAAGCAGGGAGACATTGTTAAAGAAGCGAAGCGAGCGTGACACTTTCATGCCAGTCTTGTTTGTGCCGTGCATTGGCTTCTTCATCAGAATACGCATGGCGTTATCTACATACTCTTCACCTTCATCGTATGCGATAGAGCCAGCCTTGCCTTTGAAGTCGTTGAGTGCGCCAACAATCGCGTCTACTCGCTTGGCATAAACAGGATTTACCTTTCCGTCTGGGCCAAGTGTAGCAATATCCATCAGCATCTGCCGCGCACCAGCGGGGCCAGATGTGTTAGCGACTTCCATCAGTTTATCTACAAACTCGGACGCTTCTCCGTTGTCGCCTTGGAATGGCATGCGAATTGTGTCGACTAAAGAAGCTGTCTCTTTGCGACCCTGCGGGTTCATCGCTGTGATGTCATATTCGAACTGCTTGTTCTTTGTCAGCAATGCGACAATGCCAGCCTTACCTTCTCTCGCTACAGTCATGTAGTCAGAGACGGCGTGGCTATTCACACCGAAGCGTTTCGCAGACGTCAGACGACGGGAGCTTCCCTCCAAGTATTTGACAAGGATTGCTTCGAGGTCGTCTTCCAAGAACTTTTCAAGCTCATCTAAAATCCCTGTTTCTGCGTACTTATCAAGTTCGATAACACGGGAGTAATCTACGTTCTCAAACGTAGAGTTCTTAGTTGTACCTTTAACTGGGATGAACACACCTTCTTCTGTCTCATCAAGCAGTTTGAGCATGATGCCTTCAGCAAATGCGTTGGCTTCCGCGTCTGTGTACTCTGCCCCCATGTTGTTGCGCTCGATTGCATAGTACCGCTTCATCTTTTCGATAAACTCTGGGCGGTTCTTGTTGATCGCTTTCTGGCTCCAGACTTGTGGCAGGTAGTTCGGGCCACGATTGCCTACATGGAAGCCTTCTTTGATAAGCTCGTTGCGCTCATTGGCTAGTGTCGCTCTGATCTGGCGGTAAATATTACGCTCGTCTGCGCTCAATGCCTTCTCTTGGCGAGACCCGTCGCCCCGACGCAATGCGCGGACAATACGGCCATAGGATTTAGGCTGTTCCTGCCCGATGCTCGCAGACGCCTTACGGAAATAACCGCGAAGGATACCGTCTGTGTCTGGCAGTGCAGCCAGCTTGTCAGCAATCGGCATAAACTTCTTGGCAAACCGCTGGTTCATATCAGGGTAATGCTCTTTGTACTTGTCGCCAAGCCAGTGCATCCCTTGGTTCTTGATCCGGGTCGACAGACGCTCAAAGTATTTGAACGGGCCAGCCTTTCGGACTGCCTGCTCTTCACTTGGAGACATGTTACGCTTGCGCATCATGGACATGACTGCGCCAGTGATCGTGCTGTTCGTACCTTCTTGCTCAAGAAGCTCGCCGAATTGTCCGACTGGGATTTCGTCGATGCTGGAAACGCTCTCGTCCATAACAGCGTCGATTATGTCGCCGTTCACACCCTTTGGAATGGGGCGGTCAAACTCCATGATGCTGTTGTAGATCATCTCATCGTTGCTATCGAAGTAATCAGCGTCGATATGCTTGGCTTGCTCTGGGTTAAACAAGACCGCAGACGTGTGGGTTGTGGAAGATGCACGATATGTATCGCCATTCGCCATAACATCTTCGCCATCAGCCAATGAGTTGCGATGTGTCGTAAGCATACCGTCATAGCCAAGGTCGTCTAGGATGCCCGTTAGTTCTTCCTGCGCGGCTGCGCGGTTACGGCCAGACTTGATGAGTGAGTTCACCAGTTCGCGATACGCCGTTGTGCCATCGACATCGACGCCTCCCATGGCGTCTTCGATGTGACGGAAGGTGCGCTCGCTCGTGTTACCGACCTCGTTCATCTTCGCCATGATTGACTTAACCATGGGGTGGCTTGCATTGTATGACGCGGTGTCTCTGAAATCGACAGGCGTGTTCAGCTTGATCACCATGGGCATGACATATGGGTCAATCGTAAGGCCACGCTCAGACAAACTCTCAGCTATGGCTTGTTCGTTTGCCACCAAGTCATCGAGGTGATCGCGGAACGCATCCAGTGTGCCAGTTGTAACGTCTGGGTTGATGCCAAGCTCATCCTCAAGTGCGCTAAACTCGCGGCGTACCTTAGAGATTTCGCGGCGTGTCTCCACCATATCCCAGATGTCCCAATCAAGGTCTTCCTTCTCGGCAGTTGGCAGGCCAAGTTCTTCAGCCTGCTGGAACATTGCTTCGACAGTTGGGCGTTTTGCATAGACTTCGCCAGCTACGTGCGGGTTTGCCGTTAGGTAGTAGCCGGGGCCATAGTTGCCGCCCTGAGAACGCTTGAAGATTGCATTCGGGTTGTCGTCTGTACGACGGAACACGTACCCTTTGGGTGTCCCGTGGTAGAAGACGTTTGGCGTCTGCGATGCTTCGTCAAAGCCAACGCCACCCTTAGTAAAGTTTACAAGGTTAGCCATGCGAGGCTTGCTTGCAGAGTTGATCGCGTCCTGTGCGTAATCTGCGGCATATGATGGATGTGCAAGGACACCGCCATCGAGCGAGCCAATCATCGGACGCTTCTCACCACTCTCGAACATATCACCGTACAGTGTCAGGCGGCGATAGCGACCTTTTACATCTGTGCGTCCAATCTGCCCGTTGGTAGCGTAGGCTGTGTACTCAATCGTGCGATCAATAGCACGATCTAAGGTGCTTCTCATGCGGACGTTGTTCGTATCGCCTGTGATTACACCGTCTAGGATTTGCGAGCGAGGCATTTCTTCGCGTGTGTAGCGATTGACTGCATCAGAGAACCATTCCTCTGCTATTGCCTGCTCACGCACGTACTCTGAGCGGTCTGCGTATTTGCTTCCGATCAGACCCTCAATGCGGTTGCGCATTGTACTGTCTAGCGAGCGGTATGCTTCTACGATTGCTTCGCTTTCTTCTGGCTTGAGTGCGCCAGAGCGGACAATCATGTGCATCAGACCACCGATTGCTTCATCTGGTTTGCCATCGCCCTTGTTGATTGCAGACGAAATGCGGCGAACCTGTTTGCGGAATGAGTTGAAGTCGGCTCCTCGATAGTCACCGAATACGCCGTCACCTGCAAAGCTCGGATCGCTACCTGCCAGACGTGACATGTCAGCAGTTCCAATCAAGTTTACGCTGTCTTCTCCGCCGCGAGATGTCTTGCCGATAATGTTGTACAGGCGATATGCCATGGTGCGTGTTACGTTCTGTACGTCTGCGTCCCGGTGGGTCATCAGAGACAGGTTCTCACGTACAGACGCACGGGCTGCGGCAGGTACGCCGTCAAGAGATGTAACACCTACATTGTCATTAACTTCACGCATGATCATCAGGCTGCTTTCGCGGAATGTGCGAGATATAATCTTGCCGCCAGTCTTGCGAGCCTTCTTCTTAGCAATGCGATACTGGGTTTCCCACAGTGCTTCATTCAAGGTTGCTTTATCACCTTCGTAAATCGCACGAAGTAGTCTGTCTTCGAGTGCCGCACCGCCAAGCTCCATGATTTCTCTGCGAACTGGCACAGCCTTGGTTGGCAGAGGCGCAGCTTTTACTTTCGCAACTATCTCTGCCGCCACCTGATCGCCATAATCTGTACCGCGATGCTTGCGGAAGTCAGACTGTAGCTTCTTCAGCGACAAGGTTTTGACTGTATCTGCTACAGTTGGGTCTACGTTTGGCTTGTTCTTGCCAGTGTTGCGTGCGCGTTTGTTTTTTTGCGTCTTCGTATCGGCAGTAGCTTGCGCAGTTGTGCGGTCTTCTTTTGCCTTTTTAGCCTTGGCTGCTTTGCGCTTGGTGCCAGAAGGTGTGACGTTGCCGTCTGCACGAACTGGTGGCTGCGCTCCGCCTGTTACAGACGCAGGAACTGCACCAGTTGGTAGTTCAGCTTTGCCCTCTGCACGTTGATAACCAGCACCCAATGCTTTGCGGACGCTTTCGATCATATGTTTGACGCTAGATTTCTCTAGCTTCTTGATCTGCCCCGGTACGCCATTGGCAGGAACGAACTTGCCAGCATAACCGTTGTAGTAGAAGTCGCGCAGCAAGTCTGCGACAGCTTGTGGGTCTGCAATTTCCGACATGCCAGAGAACTCGCCGCCTTCAAGGTAGCGTCTGGCCTGCGCTGCGTCGTCAATGCTAGTCAAATCTGATGGCTTACCGCCAATGATTTCATCAAGTGCCTTGAGCTTTTCATTCAAGACCTTCAGCATCGTCTGCGGCTGACCTTTAGGTGAGCGCAAAGCCAGTAATGGGCCAGAGCCGCCAACACCGGGCAGAACCTCTTCGCTATTTCTTCCGACGCCAAGGATGTATTTGCGCAATTCGTCGAAGGCAGTAATGATCCCGTCTGCGCTGTCAGACGCAAACGCGGATTCGATGTCCTGCTCAATCATGCCAAGCTGAACGTAGCGTTTTTGTATGGCTTGGCCTTCTGCCCCTTGTGGTGCGGCGTCTACTCCTAGTTGGAATGTACGCTCTTCCGCACGGTTCGGAAGTATCTTAGCGAACAAAGGCTCAAGGTTTGGGTCGATGCTTTCTTTGGCAAAAAATCTATCAAAGACTGCTTGAACATATTGCGTCATACGACGCCAGAATGACATGTCTCGGATGGCTACGTTCGAGTGGTTCTGCATAGCCCACATAGAGAACTGATTTGCAAAAAACTCTTGGGGGTTTTGTGTCGTGTTTGTTGAAAAATTCCCATATGGATTTTCCATGCCAGTATATGCAGGCAGACGGTCTTTGACCGCGCCCATATCTAGCTGACCTTTGGTGTTGTAGTAAGTACCCATATGCTCCCAGAACTCTACGCGGTCTTCTGGGGTCAGAATGTTACGATACGCCCAATGTGCCACCTCGTGATACAGTGCAGCCATCTTAGGCTGTATTAGTTTTCTGGATGGGTCTGTGTTGACATTTATTACTTGGCTGTCAGCGTTAGCCGCTGACGCCTTCTCCATTGTTGTAAGATTATCTCCACCTCTGCCACCACGAATATTCGGAGCAATAGCAGGGTTGCCGCCTAGCTGTTGTAATAGCTTGCGAGCGTTGGATAGTTCCTCCGCAGAAAACCCATCGAAAGTGCGCTCGACGTTATCAATCGCAATCTTTCTTTGTTGGTTTGCCAGCACGAAACCGTTTGGATTGGCACGGTGCATCGCGCCATAAAGAGTACGCAATGACTGTGCGATAGTCCTTTGCCCCTCTACGGTCTTTGGCCAGCCAAACTGTGTATCCAAGTAAGTGGTAGCCCAGCGTAGTTTTCCAA